ACTAAACTTCTTGGAGATAATTTAAATGATGTATTTATTATTACTGTAGAATTTAAAGCATCTTCATCTAATACACAAAACACTCATTTAGACTTAAGTATTCAAAATGGCGGTGGAAATGTCCAAAATTTAGATATGGTAATTCCTTTTTACAAAGGTAACAATGAAACACAACAAGAACACAAGTTAATTCAATATTATATTGACCAAAGTTTTATTGATAACGGAGCAACATTAAAAATACAATCACACGGTGGTTCGGCAAATATTTGGGACATAGAATATTTTATTCAACGAACTCAAAGGTATTTTTAAAAATACAACAAAGTATTTTAAATCAGTAATAACTATAAATAAGAATCTTATGAAAGCAAGTGAAATTGTAACTAAAATCAAAGATGTTCTTTTATCAACTAATTCAGAAGAAGAAGTAACTACTCCTGAAGTTGAGTTAAAGGAAGAAGCTCCTAAAGCTAAAAAGAAAGAAGCTAAAGTGGAGATTAAAGAAGAGGTTCCTGCTGAAAATGTAACTAAAATAACATATTCTGCTGAAGAACCTACTAACGAACTACAAGAGGATGTTTACGAAGAAGACATCGTAGAAGATGCTCCTGCTGTAGAATACGCTACTAAAGACGAAGTTTCAGAACTTAAGGCTATGGTAGAGAAATTAAGAGGTATGATTGAAGCTAAAGAAGAAGCTCAAGAAGAAGTTCCACAAGAACTATCTGCTGACGAGCCTGCTGAAGCAATCTCTCATTCACCAGAAAACGAAGTAAGTGAAAAAGTTGGTGTTAGGTTTTCTCCAAACGCAAATAGAAACACTACTTACAATAGAGTATTAAACGCAATAACTAATAATTAAATTAATTTAAAATGGCAACAACAACCAATATAACTACTACTTACGCTGGTGAATTTGCTGGGAAATATATTTCTGCAGCTTTATTATCAGGTAAAACTTTAGCAGAGGGGAATATTACAGTAGTACCTAATGTTAAGTATAAACAAGTAATGAAAAAAGTGGCAACAGATGATATCGTTAAAAACGCAACTTGTGATTTTGATGACACATCAACACTTACTCTTACTGAAAGAATCTTAACTCCAGAAGAGTTTCAAGTGAACCTTGAGTTATGTAAGCAAACCTTTAGAAGTGACTGGGAAGCAGTATCAATGGGATATTCTGCATTTGATAACTTACCATCTAACTTTTCTGACTTCTTAATTGCACACGTTGCAGATAAAGTAGCTCAAAGAATGGAAACTAACATCTGGACAGGTACTAACGCAACTGCAGGTCAATTTGATGGATTCATCACTACTTTAGGTGCTGATACTGATGTTAATGACGTAACTGGAACTGCTTCAACAGCAGCTAACATTATTACAGAGCTTGGTAAAATTGCTGATGCAATTCCAACAGCAGTATATGGTTCAGAAGATATGACTATCTACTTACCTTCTAATATGTATAGAAACTACGTTAGAGCTTTAGGTGGATTTGGTGCTTCAGGATTAGGAGCAGCAGGTACAAACAATCAAGGTACACAGTGGTATAACGGTGGTGCTGGTCTTCAGTTTGATGGTATTCAAATTGCATTAGCTCCAGGATTATCTGACAACGATGCTGTAGCAGCACAAAAATCAAACTTATTCTTCGGTACAGGATTACTTTCTGACCAAAATGAAGTAAAAGTAATTGATATGGCTGATCTTGACGGATCTCAAAATGTAAGAGTTATTATGAGATTTACTGCTGGTATTCAGCACGGAATTGGTGGTGATATTGTATTATACGCTACTGCATAATAAATAATTGTTCAACTTAAGAAAGGGTAGGTAAGCCTTGAGCCTACCGCCCTTTTTTTATATAAAAAATAAAAATTATGGCTTGTGATTTAACATTAGGAAGAAAAGAACCTTGTAAAGATGTCGTTGGTGGTATAAAAAACCTTTATTTCGTTAATTACGGAGATTTAGGTACAGTAAGTATTACAGACAATGATACTGGAGAATTTATTTCAAATATAACAGGATATACTGGCGATGTAGCTGGTAACTTAACTTGTTACAAATATGAAGTAAAAGGAAATTCATCATTAGAGCAAACAGTAAACTCTTCAAGAGAAAACGGAACAACATTCTACGAGCAAACATTAAATTTAACGCTTAAAAAGCTATCTAAATTAGATAACAAGCAATTAAAATTAATGGCTTATGGAAGACCTCACGTTGTCGTTGAAGATTATAATGGTAACTTTATGATGGTTGGTCTTGAACACGGTGCAGATGTATCTGGTGGTACAGTTGTAACTGGTGCAGCAATGGGAGATTTAAGTGGATATACATTGACATTAACTGGTATGGAAACTAAACCTGCTGTATTTATGGCTCACACTGAAGGACAAGAAGTATTTAATTCAACAGACTTTGCTGGATTAACTGGTACTATTACTATTACTGAAGGTGCGAACTCTTAAAAATAGGAGATTTTCTTAAACATAGAAAGGGGACTTTAATAGTCCTCTTTTTTTTTGAACAATATTAGAGTTAATAGGTTATATAGGTATGATAAGATTATCACCAACAACATCATCTCAAACAATTAGCATAATTCCAAGAGTTTATACTGTTGCTAGTGACTTATCTATGGTTATAGTAGAAGACGGCACAAGAAAAACTCAAACAATAAACGACATAACATCTTCTTTATCATCTAATGGTAATTACTTGGAGATGTCTATAGCTTTTAGTATTTTAACAGCTGAAAACAGCTATTCTTTTGAGTTAAAACAAAGTAATACTTTATTATATAGAGGTAAAGTATATTGTACATCACAAACAGATAATACAACAGATCATACCTTAAATAGTAATAAATATGAAGAGTACATTGGCACAGATACAGATAGCCAAAAATATATTGTAATATGAGCAAAGTAAAAATAATAAACCTATCAGGTTACGAAGTACCAAGCATCAAAGAATCAACAAGATATGATTGGGTTGAATATGGTGATGACAACAACTATTTTGGAGATATAATAGACAGATATACAGGTAGCCCAACAAACTCAAGGTGTGTTAATGGTATAACAGATTTAATTTATGGTAGAGGGTTAAATGCAACTGATTCTGAAGACAATCCTGTTCAGTTTGGACAAATGCAGCAAATACTTAAAGATAGTGATGTAAGAAGAATAACTGGCGATTTAAAACTGTTAGGACAAGCATCTATTCAAGTTGTATATAATAAAAGAAAAACTAAGATAATGTCTCTTAAGCATTTTCCAACAGAAACATTAAGAGCAGAAAAAGCAAAAGAAGGCAAAATAACAGCATATTATTATCACCCTAAATGGAGTGAAATAAAGCCTTCTGACAAGCCTAAAAGAATCCCAGCATATAAACACGGTAAAAAAAGTGAAACGGTTGAAATATACTGTATAAAGCCTTATAGAGCTGGATTCTATTATTACTCTCCTGTAGATTATCAAGGATGTTTACAGTATTGTAACCTAGAGGAAGAAGTATCTAACTATCATATCAATAATATACAAAATGGTTTAGCACCTTCACTTTTATTAAACTTTAACAATGGTATTCCAGGTGATGAAGCACAAGAGATAATAGAGAGAAAGATATATGAAAAGTTTAGTGGATCTTCTAATGCTGGTAAATTTATATTAGCATTTAACGATAGTGCAGAAAATCAATCAACAGTAGAACCTATTCATTTACCTGATGCACACGCACAATATGAGTTTTTAGCTAAAGAATCAAGAGAAAAGATAATGATTGGTCACGGTGTTGTTTCTCCAATACTTCTAGGTATTAAGGACAATACTGGTTTTGGTAATAATGCAGAGGAATTAAGAACAGCATCTGTTTTAATGGATAACATTGTAATAAGACCATTTCAGACCCTACTAATCAACTCATTTAACGAGCTATTAGCATTTAATGGTATAGGATTAAATCTTTACTTTGTTACTCTGCAACCAATTGAGTTTACAGAGCTTGATAATATAGAGACAAAGATTAAAAGGGAAGAAGAAACAGGTGAAAAACTATCAAGTGAAGAAAAGAATGACTTTGATGACAAACAAGGAGATGATTTATTATCACAATTAGAGTCATTAGGGGAAAAAGTAGATGAAAACGATTGGGAGTTAGTACATACAGAAAAAGTAGTAGATACAGAAGCAGAGTTTGACTTTACTAAACTTGCAGATGTATCAAAAGATGACGCTAAACCTAATAAGTCTTCATCACAAGACAATTCAACATATAAGGTTCGCTACTCTTATGCTCCTGTAAGAAATTCAGCTAAAAGTAGAAGATTTTGTATGAAAATGGAAACATTAACAGGACAGAATCTTGTATTTAGAAAAGAAGATATTAATATGATGTCTTTTAAAGGTGTAAATAAGGAATTAGGTCATAAAGGACAGAACTATTCTTTATTTAAGTATAAAGGCGGTGTAAATTGTCATCACTATTGGGAAATGAAGGTATATAAGAAAAAAATAACAGATAATAATCTTGTTAGTGAATCACAAGCAATTGCAGATGGTTTAAAAGAGCCTGTTAACCCAAGTGAAGTTGATATAGCACCAAGAGATATGGCAAACAAAGGACATCACCCAAATTATAAAAAATGAAAGCATTATTTATCACACTTGACGAGTTAAAAAGGAAATCTATTATAGATGGGAATGTAGATACTGATAAACTAATACAATTTGTAGAAGTAGCACAAGATACGTATATACAAACGCAATTAGGTACAGCTTTATATGATAAATTACAATCAGACATAGTTAATAGCACTTTAGCTGGCAATTATTCTACACTTGTAAATACATATTTAAAGCCAATGCTTATTTGGTTTAGTCAATCAGAATATATGAAATATGCAGCATTTCAGATTAGCAATGGAGGTGTATTTAAACATAGATCAGAAAATAGTGATTCAGCATCACTTGAAGAAATAAACAATTTAGTACATCAAGCTAAAACTACTGCAGACTTTTATACACAAAGATTTATTGATTATATGGATTCAAACAGTGAGCTGTATCCTGAATTTATAACTAATCAAGATGGTGGAATGTATCCAGAGAGAGATCAAAATATGACAGGATGGGTGTTGTAAAGAAGAAAAAAACATACAAGCCTAAGAAAGAGAACGAAATTAAATTAATGAGTTATATAAAAAAGATAAAAGATGTCGTTTGGAAGCGTATATAGTGTAAGTTGGTTTGGAAACGTTAATGAAGCGAATGGATGGGGTATAATTTATCCGTTTGATGCAGATGGTTCATACTTGACAGTAGATACGACATTATTTAGTGCAGATAGCACAACTTTAACAGCAGACGCAACAGTATATTAAAATAAAATAAAATGGCAAAACAAGGAATAGGAATAGGTACTTCGGCAAATGATGGGACAGGTGACCCATTAAGAACCGCTATGGACAAAACAAATGACAACTTCAATGAAGTATATGCTTTATTTGGAGACGGCTCAACACTAGCTATTAGTGGAGACGCAACTGTGTCTGCAGGAGCTTTGACAATAGCAAACGATGCTGTTGAAAACGCTATGGTTGCTGATGATGCAATTGATTCAGCTCAAATAGCTGATGCAGCTATTGATACAGTACACATAGCAGATAACAATGTAACTTTTGCTAAACTAGAAAACCGATATACTGCTAAAGTTGATATAACTACTTACACAGGAGCAGTTAGTGTTGATTGGTCGGCAGGAACTACATTTAAAATGGGTTCTTCTTTAACAGGAGCAATAGAGTTTGATTTTACGAACTTTAAGCAAGGACAAATAATTACTTTCTATAATTTAACAGGA